TGTAAACCACTGTAGTGAGATAGCCTGGCATGCCGTCTGATCAATTCCACAGGGTAGAAAAACTCACAGGTGAATGTGAGAACTGGCGTTACATAGGCCAGAAAGACAACCCGTCTTTCACAGGTACGATTAACTGGTCTAACCGAGGCGTAGGAAGCGACCCACTAGCTGCGTTTTATAAAGACCCGTTTAATATTGTCAGGATAAAGGGCGTAATAAACACAGGGACTAATAATGAGAGTGCATGGACACTACCTGAAGGATACAGGCCGCCAGATGATATGCTGTTTCCTGTCTTGCAAACTGGTGCGGTAGAGGGGGCTTATGTTTACGTAGCTACTGGTGGTACTGTAACTATAAGCCATTCAGGTGCTACAGGAAGCAAAGATATATGGCTAAACAACATAAGTTTCAGGGTGTGATAAATGTCTAGGTTAAACACATTCACCCTACAGTCACCTGGGACACTTGGGCTTAACACTCAGGATCAGGACACGGTTCAAGACCCTCGCTATGCGACCCAGGCGTTAAATTGTGTCATCTCAAGAAACGGTCTTTTAGAGTCAAGGAAAGGCGCTCAGAAAGCTAATGCAACAGCAGCAACAGGAACCCCGACATTAGACGTTGTTTACTCCTACATGGAGGATGACGGCACAGAGAACATCATATCCACAGGGGGGAATAAAATATGGGTTGGGACTTCGACTCTTACAGATAAAACAGGCGCCCTCACGGTAACAGATGATAACTGGCAGTTCCAGAACTATGCTGGTGAAGTGTTTGGCTATAACGGTACTAATCCTCCTATCTACTGGGATGGCGGTGCGGGTGCTTTCTTAACCATAGCCAGTAAAGGTACTGCAGCAGGTGTTGTCTCTTCAGGGGTTCATTTATCTGCATTTGGCAGGTCATGGGTCGTGGATACGACTTCAACATCGACCATTAACTATTCTGACTTGTTAATCCCAGAAGATTTTACAGGTGGGTCAAGCGGCACTATCGACCTTAATTCTGTATGGACGCACTCAAATGATACAATCGTCGCGTTAGCTGTTCATAATAATAATCTAGTTATATTCTGTGAGCGCTCCATTGTTATCTATGGAAGTGCAGACAATATAAACAATCTTTACTTAGTGGAGGTGATCTCATCTAACGGCTGTATAGCAAGGGACTCAGTACAGACAGTAGGTAATGATATATTCTACCTGGCGAACGATGGTGTTAGGAGTCTCTCCCGTACCGTCCTCCAGGATAATATGCCGATGGGCCAAATATCAGCACCTATCAGGGACGAGATGATTGATGCCATTAACAGCGCAACCCTTACGACTGTGCGCTCGACCTACAACGAGCAGCAGGGCTTTTACCTTATTCAATTAGGTGAGGTGACTTATTGCTGTGATGTACGGCTAGCAGAGCAGGGGGTCTTCAGGTGGACTAAATGGGACTTACCTTGTTACGGACTAGCCACAAGTAATTCGACAGATGACGCTTTATACTTTGGTATGGCAGCAGGGTTCCTTGCTACCTATGATGAATATTTAGATTTAACGGATACTTATGTGATGAAATACCGTTCAGGATGGGTAGATGTAGGCGTACAGACATCCAAATGTCTCTGGAAGCGGGCTTTGTGGTATATCGCATCTCTGGCGAATATCCAGGCTACTACTACTTGGGCGTTTGATTTCAATGAAACAGAAAACTCTCAAAGTAAGTCATTAATAGGGTCTCCTGCTCCCGTATATGGTACAGCGGTCTACGGTACGGCCTCATTCGGTGGTAACTATGAGAAGCAGCAATTAAGCTACCAATTAACTAAGACTGGTTCAATTATCAGACTAGGTTTTCAATCAGTGGTAAACGGTGGCAAGTTTGCATTTAACAAAATAGATTTATTCTTTAAGACAGGTCATATCAGATGAGCGATTATTCAAACACATTCACTGAGAGTACAGGCGACACGATAGACACGACTGATTTCTCTACAGAGTTCTCAGCGATAGAGACTGCGATAGCGACTAAGGCAGATTCAGCAGATCCAACGCTAACAGATACTACAAATTCAACATCAATAGATGCTATATATGACGAGGATGATATGTCATCAGACGATGCTAATGGATTAGCTACGCAGCAATCTATTAAAGCGTATGTAGATTCAAGGGTGGCATCGTTGACAACTAAGGTTCTTAGTATAGGAACATGGAACATGAACTCAACCGCTAGTGTGAATGTAGCTCATGGCATTACTCTTTCTAAGTTAAGGGCTATTGTAAATGTGCTGATCATATCTGATACAGGGACATACTATAGCATGGAGGGACTAGCTGGCGGTGGATATACAACAGCACAGCTAATAACAGCAGACGCGACAAATATCACAATAACAAGAGCAACAAATTCCACTTTTGAGACAAGTAGTAACTTCAACGGAACAGGAGCAGGGCGCGGATATGTCACTATCCAATACACTGACTAATGTATAAATTAATCCCTTTTTTATTTTTATTAACAGGCTGTTTTGAGGTCGATATAGACCCTGTTGAGGCTAAAGTGCCTGATATGCCTTGTCTTGATGGCTGGCAGTACGACTTCATCGGTCAACCAATACTAGACCCATACGGCGCGCAATTAACCTGCTAATGTCTAAATACGACAACATAAGGATAGACCCCATCGGAACTGTATACGATACAGACCCGCATGATATCGACCCTAATGTATGGACTGATTCGGTTAATATGCGTTTTACTGATGGCGCAGCGGAGAAGATAGGCGGTGAGACTGAAGGCGCTACAACGACTGCCCAGGCTACGCACTTACTATTTAACGGTAATCATACTGATCCATATTGGTTGTATTTTGGTGATGGTATAGCTAGAGTCACTAACTTCACAACAGATAAAGACATAGAAGGTACAGCTTTATCTAGTGGTACTGATTGGGATTCATGTTTATTTAACCTGTTTCCTATCTGCAATAACACTATAGATACCCCTAGATACTGGGATAATGACTTTGCAACCCCTGGTACTTTGGCTAATCTACCGTCCTTTGAGGCTAATACAGTCTGTAAGGCTATAAGACCCTTCAGAAGCTTTTTAATCGCCTTAAACACAACGACAAGCGGTACAAACGCACCTAATAGGGTGCTGTGGTCAGACTCAAGTGACGCAGGAGCGCTACCGGCTTCATGGGATATAACAGACCCTACGACATTAGCCGGTGATGCCTATCTAACAGATGATCGTGGCGAGATTATCGATGGTTACCAGCTAAGAGATTTATTCGTAATTTATAAAACACACTCGACCTATGTAATGAGGCTTACAGGTGGTCAGAGTGTAATGAGAATCGACAAAGTACAGGTTCATTCCGGTATTTTGACTAAGAATTGTATAACTGAATTTAAAGGTAGGCATTTTGTTGTTAGTGATGGTGATATTGTCCTGTTTGACGGTCAGAATATTGAGTCAATCGCTGAAAAGCGGGTAAAAGACAAGATATTCAACGAGATTGATGATGATAATTATGATAAGTCTTATGTCGTAAGAAATGATAAACACCATGAGATATGGTTTTGCTACCCATCTTCGGGGCAGTCAATGACTGATAAAGCAGCTATCTGGAATTGGGACGACAATACATGGACTTTTAGAGAATTAACTAATACCCGTCATATAGCAGCGGGTGTTACTAACTTTGCCTCTTCACCGACTTGGGATAGCTTAACTACTACCACATGGGATTCTTATACTTCCGCCTGGAAGCCGTTTTCTAGTAATTCAACAGTAGACACGCTAGCCAGCGCGGTGACTTCAGCGATTAACATCGTTGGGGACTCGTACGATATAGACGGTGCAGCAATGACCTCCAAGCTAGAGAAGGTCACAATGGACTTAGGCGATCCTGATACCGTGAAGATGGTTAAATCAGTAACCCCTAGAATAACAGCAGCGGCTGGGACTAAAGTTTATATTCGTGTAGGGACTCAGTTTAACCCTGATGATTCTATCTCCTGGGGGAATGAAGTCTTGTACACGGTAGGTACTGACAGAGAAGCGCACTTTACACAGAAGGGCAGGTTTATCTCTATTCGTATGAGAACACAAGATATCGGTTCAAACTGGAAATGTCATGGTTTCTTTATAAAGGCGGCTAACAGTGGCAGGCACTAGAGACAGAGACATAATAAGAAGTTCTGGCGGCAGCGGTGCTACCAGTTTCGGTACTATCTATGGTCAGGGTATTTTGGATTATGAACCCAATCCCGTACCTGAAGATGATAGAGATTTAAGGCGCTATATAAATGATGAGCTTCAGAAGATAAGAGGTGTCTTTGATACCTTACGTGGTGAGGCATGGCACGTCATAGGTGACACGGGAGAGCCTAGCTTTCAG